CAGCTCAACGGCAAGCGGAATTACGTTTTGAACGGTTTTCCAAATGCCCCAGAAGGCATTGTTTTGCCCTCTGTGACAACTATTGCGAGCGCGTGTTCGCCGCCTGGCAAGATTGCAGCGCTCATGAACTGGAGGAAGAAAGTAGGTAATGAGGAGGCCAATCGTCGTACACGCTCTGCCGTAGAACGTGGCAATTGGCTCCATGGTGTGCTAGAGGATTTCTGGAACGGCGAGGACATCAACTGTCACCTCGATTCCCATCCATTGTTCGTTCCTTATTTCGACAGCATTGCCAACTTCCTCACTGGTGTGGCTAGCCCCCTTTTAGTGGAAAGCGCCATTGCTTGGTATTGCCCCTCCACTGAAACTGGCTACTCAGGCACGTTTGACATGCTTGCCACCATGGGCAACGGCAATATCGCCTTGCTCGATTGGAAGACAAGCTACAAGCAAAAGCCTGACACGCAGCTAGGTGACTACCGCATGCAGCTCGGGGCCTATTCCCAAGCCATTGAGCAAATGTACGGCATTGAAATCAACGAGGCGCATTGCGCTATTGCCATTTACGACCCTGATACTGGCGAAGGGCAAGAGGCTCAAATTGTGAGCCTTGATGGCACTGATCTTGCCATGCAGGCGGGTATCATGGCCCAGAAAACGCAGCAGTATTTTCTTGAGCACTATCCAGGTGGACGCCCCTTAACCATTTCTATGGATAGGGGAGCTTGACTCCTCGTCTGCACCAGCTATGCTTCTAGAGCCCCTCCAGGGCCGACCACTCTCCTTCTGAGGAACACTACATGCCCTCTGGCAATCTTCCCGTTTTCAGCGGTACTGTCGATCTCACCCCCGACATTCTGAATGCAGCCAAAAAGGCTGGTCCCAATGCACAAGGAAACTACAGCTTCCGCGTGGCACTGTGGAACAACGACAAGCGTGATAAGGACACTGCCCCTCATTTCAAAGGGCAAGTGACTGTCAACAAGATGGAGAATAGCCCTAAGGCTTATTCTTCCTTCTGGCAAAACGGCGAAGCCGCAATGGCTTCATCTTCGTCTAGCGACGATTTGTTCTGACGCCTTCTTCCATCGTTGTTTCTTGGGGGCGGCAACGCCCCTTTTCTTTCATGCTTCTCAACGACAAGCAAATTAGCATTCTCGCTGAAAACGACATCATCTTTCCTTTCACTGGAGAGAAGCGTCGTGAACTAGACAATGGTACGAAAGCATTGTCTTATGGCCTGTCTCATGCTGGCTATGACCTGCGCCTTTCTCCTGAAGGCTTCATGGTCATTGATAACAGCGTGAGCAAAGACTTTCCTCTTGACGTGAAGAGCTTTGATACGGAGCTAATGGAAGAGCAGCAGCCTCGTCAAGAAAATGGCAGCACGTTCTTTGTACTTCCTCCGTTTTCATACGCTCTTGGCGTTAGCCTTGAACGCATCTCGATGCCTAACAATGTGATGGGCATTACGGATGGGAAGTCAACGTATGCTCGTCAAGGCACAATCATTAACGTTACGCCAATTGAGCCTGGCTGGTCTGGCTATCTCACTATTTGTATTGTCAATCCCTTGGCTTTTCCAGCAAGGATCTACGCTAATGAGGGGATAGTGCAAATCACTTTCTACCAGCTTGACAGTGACGTGGCCAATGCTTACGGCGATGGCAAGTACCAAGATCAAGGAGCTAAAGTGGCCTTTGCTGCTGTATAGCTTGTGAGTGCTCTCGAAGATCAGTTTCTCGGGCTTTGGCAAGCTCACTACCCCGACCTTTCATTGATTCGGGAATTCAGCGACGTTGAAGCTTGGGAAACTGATTTTCAGGAGCGCTATGCCAAAAGCAAACGCTCAAAACGTTACAGGGCAGATTTTGCACATCTTCCTTCTCGCTCTCTCATTGAAATACAAGGCGGCACTTTTAATCGTGGCCGTCATGTTACTGGCTCTGGCTACGAACGAGACGCCCGAAAGTTTAACTTAGCCATGCTTTGTGGCTGGAAAGTATTTTTGCTTACTTCCCAAACGGCCAAAGAAATCGCCTGGCTTGAGAAGATTGCTGCTGTTCTGCGAATGTCTTGATGGCTTCACCAGCTTCGCCAAGCAAAGCGTCTGCTGCTTCTAAGTCCATTTGCTGAATCTGCATGGCTTGACGCAGTTCAAGGTTTTCCTTAACAAGCGAAGCAGTGGCATCTTGCATGTTGCTCCAGCCCTGCATCATATTCCATGCCACCTCCTTGAGCTTATCAATGTCGTTGCATTCTTCCAATGCCTTCTTATTGGCGACAAGGGCAAAGTCCCTTTCCATGCTCCGTTCAAAAGGCCCCATCTCAGCAATGTAGTCGCGTCCGTTGTAGCTTAATGCTACTGGAATGGAAAACATTCTTGACATAGGGCTCCCGTCGTTTGCTTTAGCCTAGCGATGCAGAGAAATGGCAGGCAGTTTGTTTACGCAGTGGACGATGGAAGGAAAGCCGAAAAGCTTGGTACGGCTTCCTTCAGAGCCCTCCCGAAAACGCCAGTGTCCCACACTTGGGAAGTTGGGCAAACCGTCGTGTATGTGCAGCCCACTGCTGCGGGATGGATGCCCACAAGCCTCTTGGGCACCATTGCTGCCATCGTGAAAGACGGAAGACAAAGCAAAGCTCGCATTATTTGGCACGCTGAAACGAAGCTGGCGCCTATTATTGGCTTCCAGAGGCTCCGCCCTTTTCTGTTGGTTCATGACTTCCTCGCTCTCTCAAGCCATTGATCCCCTCTGTGACGGTATTAGCTTTGTCAGGCTCATTGATTGGATGGGAACTTCGCTTGACATCGTTTGTGATGCGCGGCAAAGTTTCGATCAAGCCTCTCTTGAATGGACTGATAAAGATCAGAAGCTTCTTAACTATTTGGTGAAGCATCAGCACACTAGCCCCTTCAGGGGCGTTGTCACGAAATGGCAAGTGAAAGCTCCGCTGTTTATTGCTCGTCAATGGTGGAAGCATGTTATTGGTGGCACCTATGCCAATGATCAACTTGGCTGGAACGAAAAAAGCTTTCGCTATTGCGAAGCAGACGACGACACGTATTACATGCCTCGTGAATTTAGGCAGCAAAGCACCAGCAATAAACAGGCTTCTGCTGGCCCTCTGGAGCTGTCTATGAATCAAATGGCGATGATCGAATATGCCAAGGCATTAGAGCAGGCTAAGCAGGCTTACAGGGCGCTCCTGACGCTAGGCGTGAGCAAAGAACAGGCTCGTGGAATCATGCCAATGAGCACCTACACAAGCTTCACTTGGACCTGTAGCTTGCAAGCCCTTCTGCATTTTCTCTCATTGCGCGACAAGCCTGATGCGCAAGGTGAAATCCAATGCTACGCTCAAGCGCTGGCCACATTGGCCCGCCCTCTCTTTAAAGAAGCCTTCCAAGCATTCGAGGAAAATGGCAATGCCTTTTGAACAAGCCCCTGAAGCTTTCCATCCAGTGGAGCGCCCCATTCATTACGCCAGCGGTGGCTTAGAAGCTATCGAGGCAATGGAAGCAAGTATGACGCCCGAAGCTTTTCGCGGCTTCCTGAAAGGCAACATTCTGAAATACGTTTGGCGCTATGAGCAGAAAAATGGCCTAGAAGATTTAGAAAAAGCCAAGTGGTATCTTGGTCAGCTCATCTTCGCTCTTGAAACTGATCAAGAGCGTGAAGCTCTAGCTGCCATTGAAAACAATGTTGACAATGGTTGCAAAGATGGCTTCTGTCCAATGCCAGGCATTCGTTACGATCTCCCTGGTAAACAAGTGCTATTTGATCCCGTCCCAGTAGATAAAGCCTAAGCTGCCTGCCATTCTGTATAACAAAAGCCCCCAGAAATGGGGGCTTCTTCTTTTGACGGTGGAATGTAATAATCACGCTCCTCCGCAAATGCTTCAATATCCTGCAAGGAAGTGTGGGCGCTAACAAAACTATTGTGATGCACCCACGCCAAAAGAATTTCTTCCCGCTTCTCAGTCCAGAAGCGCTGTGGGCGCCACCATTCAAAAATAGGCTCAGCTCCTTTTAGTAAATTACATGCTTGACAACTTGGCACTAAGTTATATTTTGCGAAATGAGGCCCGCCCTTGCTCTTTGGCACAATGTGATCAATAGTCAGCTTTTGATCCCATCGCCCGCAATATGCACAGGCGCATTGCCCGAGCGGTCCTCGCAAGGGATAATCCTCGAAAATGCTCTTACGGAATCTTCTTCTAGCGTCTCCAGGGCGAAGTTCAATGAGAGAGTAAAGCAGCTCATCGGGACCATTCGCTCTTGGCATGGCACTATTTACTTTTTCTGCAAACAATCTAACGGGCAACAAGCAAATAATGCGTTTTAGCTAATATAAAAATTGCAGGGAATCCCCATGGAACCATTCAAGCAAGGCATGGCCAATTTTGTGGCCACTATCACGGCTGGCATGCTTCTTTCCACGGGAGCCATGCTTATTACTGTCGGCAATCAACAGGCCAAAGTGGCAGTGCAAATTGAAAGCATTACGGAAAAACTTAGCGCTCTAACGGACAAAATGAGCGATATTGAAACAAGAGTGCGCAGCCTTGAGATTAAACGCTAGGCTTTAGGAACTCCCCTTTCCCATCTTTTAGGAGAATCATCATGACTGGCGTCGAATGGTTCGTTGTTGGTGGCATCATTGTTGCTGCTCTTGATCAAATTATTGAGCGCACTCCCTACAAAGAAAACAATATTCTGCAACTGCTTCTGACTGGTCTTAAGGCTATCTTCCGCGTGAAGGACTGAAGCCATGTGGGCTTCTAATAGAGCATTCTGGGATGAATGCTTTGCAATTGCCCGTAAATGTGGTGCTCGCTATCCAGAACTTGTTGCTGCACAATGCTGCCTAGAAAGTGGCTTTGGAAAGCACACCTCTGGGAAAAATAATTTTTTAGGACTAAAGGGTGCGGGCACCACCACTTCCACTCAAGAATTTTACGATGGTCAATGGGTGACAATCAAAGCAGGCTTTATTGACTTTCCCAGTCTTGCCGCTTGCATTGAATATCTTGTTGCGCGTTGGTATAAGGATTATCGTCAATTCAAGGGCGTAAATAATGCGCCTAATCGTTATGCAGCGGCACGCATGCTGAAAGAGCAAAGCTATGCCACTGATCCAGAATATCCTGCAAAGCTTTCAAAGCTTATGAAGGAATACGCTCCAGAAACTACGCAATTTACTATGATTGGTCCCAAGAAGCGTCCTCAAGATTTTGGCTTTAAGCCTGGTGATTCGCATTTAATTGTGAACGATGCAGTGGAAACCATGAAAGCTTTTTCTTATGAAGGAAAGCTGCTGTGGGAAATTCCCTGCCTTGCTCGCGGGCAATATAGTGACTTTGAATGGAAAATTACAAACTCTGACACGCCCGTGGGGGTATACGTGTTCGGAGAGGTATATAAAGACTACGAGCGTGTAGGCGATAAGCCTGCATATGATCGCACTCTAATGGCGTATGGCTGGTACACCTTCGACATGATTGACTTGGAGGGTCAAGAGCGGAATAATGGTAGAGCTGGTATCGCGTGTCATGGCGGTGGTAGCGCTAATGGCTGGCCAGGTGCATGGGCACCTAATCAGCCCCTAGTTCCTACACATGGATGTATTCGCCTGAAAAATGTTGACCTTCGTGACAAAATTCTTCCTCTTTACAAGAAAGGTAAAATATTTTGTTCGGTTTTCCAGGAAGGCTAATCAACGTGTTTCCATATTTTGCGCAAACGAACAGCGCTAATAACTGCTTGGCTTACTCCGTAGATCTTCGCTAAATCAACCTGCCTTTCATTGCTTGCACGTATGCATAGCACATCGACTTCAGTAAGTTTACTGGCAGGGTTCGCCGTGCCGCAAAGTAAGGTTCCATGCTTGACTTTATCTGCTTCGTTTTCTGCTTTAGTGCCCCATGCCAAATTATCAAGCCTATTATTGCTAGGATCGCCATCTAAATGTCTAGCTTCGCAATTGTCTGGCCGTGGCCCGACAAAAGCCTCCAAGACTAGCCGATGAACAAGATGTTGCTTGTCCGGATTGCGCAAAAGAACTTTCTTGTATTTTCTGCTTTTTCCCGATGGTGATGGAGTGAAATAGCGAACTCCAGTTCTCCTGCGACCAGAATTAGCTCGGACCCATCGGTCTAAACTTCGCACCCGACCAAGATTGCTTACCTCGTAAACCCCTTCGTATCCAACGACGGGGCGCCATTCTTCTATCATGAACATGATGCCTACCTCCTTTAGGTGTCCGTGGGCAGGGAATTGCACTTCCGCTGCCCTTTAATCTTAGACGATACTGAAGAAAATATGACTCGCGAAAGTTGGTTTAATGCTCTCTGTTACGAAGCAGGACTTTGGGCCGTCTCACGATGGCCCTCTCTTGCTTTTAATCCATGGTTCAAACTGCTCATGGAACATTGTCGTCCAGACTGGACAGAATGGAAAACTAAAATCGCCATGGAAGCCATTGATAAACAAACTGCTTCTCTCGTGGAACAATGGGAGAAAGAAGAGAAGGAAAATAAAGCCAATGCTCTCGCATGGGAAGCTCATAAGCTTTTTCCTGAAGCCAAAATCACTCCCCTTCCCAATGCCATTACTCCGTCTGTTCTTATTGAAACAGCCCCACCAGCAAACGCTAGTGAGGCTGTAAAGGCACTAGGGGGAGAGTTGAGGATTACGTACCAGCTCCCCAGTTCAGAAGCGCCCTGAGGCGCTTCCACTTAGCTAGTTCCTTCTCGTGATAGTTTTCCCAGCTAGCAATGGCTTCGCTGAGCCCTTTAATGGCAACAGCGGGATCATCATCAGTGAGAAGCTCCTGAAGAGCGTCTGAGATGTGATCCACTTGCTGCTGATGCCACTGGTCCTTAAACGCATCCATAAAAAGAGGGCGTGAGCCCTTAGTTTAGCTGGTCACACTACTTCCACCCAGCCAATCATGCCTAAAGCTTTAGCGTTCACGTCAGTGTCCACGGTAAGAATCAACGTGTCGCTAACGCCAGAGGCATTTTGCCCCAGCGCTAAGCGAATGGCTTCTGCCACTGCATAGTTATTAGCACTGCCCTGACTGACAAAACCAGAATCAATCACAGTGCCCCCCGTAGCAGTGCCGCTTGTCGTCACTTCTACATTGCCCCTACCATTGCTGGCTGCGCTCCAAGTAACGCCAGAAAGCGTAGGGTTTAACCGTAGTCGCCACAACACTACGTCACTAGATCCAGTAGTTGTAGAAATCCTCACGGGAAGAATGACATTACCAGTGCGACCACTGGCCATACGAATGCCAGCAGTAATGCGTTCTCCAGAAGTGTTGGGTACTGTTGAAAGACTATGCGACACTGAATAAATGGCACCATCTGGCTCGTAGCCGCCTTCGCTCAACAAGCTACAACAAACATGCTTCATTGTCGCTGAAGACGTTTGAGCACTGGCATTATGAATGCGATAGGACAATGGCAGGATAGCTGTTGTCATATAGACGCTATCCAATGCATTGAAATGTTCAAACTCATGGCAATAAACTATTTCTCCGTCAATAACAAAGCCACACCTAACACGTCCCACTCCTAACCATTCCAAATCGGCAGTAAAGATTTGCGCCTTGGCAAAATCAAGAGAAGAAAGCGTGTCGATGTTCCAATCGCTTTGATTTACCACGTCTTCATTAATAGTGCCAGATGCATAACTTCTGACAACGAATTGCACCGTGGCACCACTGGCGCGTAGCATCACGCCATTTTGATCATTAAAAATCCCCACTTCTTGAATGAGACCAGAAGCAAGAGGAGCACCAACAAAGCTTTGCAAAAGCATCATGCTTTTACCTGCCTGATACGGGAAGTTCTGTTTAGTACGACGAAGAACAGTATCTCCCGATGCAGTGGTGGTGCTCATTGCCACACTGCTTTGATGCGTTAAAAACGTAGAAGTGCCACTACCAACAATGCTGTCAAACCATTGATCAGGACGTTTGTCATAGCGCATTGTGCTATCAAAAAGCGTATAGGGAGCACTCGTGCGCTGTCTGCCGAAGGCATCTACGCTGCCACTATCGGGGCCTTTTTGTAAAATCTTTCCTCGATAATCTGCCTCAATATGAGTTTCAAACTGTTCACCGCCTCTAATTACTTGTCCCATG